GACATGTTCGTGATCTCCTATTAGCCCAGGACGCGCACGGCCATGTTGCGGTAGAGACCCGCCCAGCCATACAGGATGTCGCAGCGTGTCGGCATCGCGTCGTTGTTGATGGTGTATTGCGTGACCATGCGCATCGACATGCCGATGTCGCTGTCGCTTGCGCGCGCGGCATCCTGCACGCCCCGCGGCAGTGGCAGATCGGCCGACGCCAGCGCGAAGGCAGTCTTGTGATACGCGATGCCTTGCGGGCTCACCGTGGCCGCTGCGGCACTACCGTTGACCGTGATCGCAGCGGTTGTGCTCGATGGCGAAGTCGCGTTCTGGAACTGGCCGCCGGTGATCACCACCTCGCCGATGTAGATCGACAGCGCGCCGCCTGCCGTCGAGCTGTAAACACCCGTCGATGCATCGAAGGTGCCGCTGGTGAGCGAGGCCGCAGCGAACTGCAAGCCAGGCGTCGCGGTGCCGACCGGGTTCTGCGTGTAGCCCCCGGGCGGCAGCACGACGAACTGTTTCAGCGTGTTGCCGTAGCGTGTACGACTCTGCGGGTTTACCGGGTAGACGCCGGCGATCTGCAGAATGTCACCCACTTTCACGCGAGCCGCGGCCGCTGCGGTCCAGCCCGTCGTCTCGATGAAGCCCGCCTGCGCCCAGCCGCTCGAAATGATGCCGGTGTGCGTGGTGTTCGCCAGAGTTGGTACGCCGCCACCGGCGCCCGTGGTGAATGAAACGACGTTCTGGTCGGTGTACCAATCCAGGCCCGCCGTATCCCGATTGATCATGCCCTTGCGATAGGCATCGCTGATGCTGATCTGCGGATTAAACAGGCCCTTTACGCCATCGGTTGCATATGCCTGCGTGGTCGGATCGATGCACACGCGGCGCGGGCCGGCCGGGACGGCTTCGTTGACCAGCTGAGCGTTGGCCAGCGCGTAGGTGAGATAGGACGAGGCGGTCGTGCCAAACGTGCCCACCGCTTGAGCCGTGTTCTGGTAGGCGAAGTACAGACCGTCCGAATCGACGCGGTTCGCCACCGTCGCCATCATCGGCTTCAGCACACGCGTGCGGAAGAGATCCATCGACAGCAGCAAGTCGGCTGTCGTGAACTGCACATCCACGTGGAACTGATAGTTCAGCGCGACCGGGATGTACGTTTCGTTCGTGTCTTCGACGTTCAACGCCGGCCCAAAGGTGCCGATGTAGCGCGGCGGACGCCGAACGTTACACACGGCGCCAATCTTCGCGCCATTGACGCCGAATTCAGCGGCATATTGCTTGTCCACGCCATCGGCGAAGACGAGCTCGTTTTCCAGCACCACCAACCCTTCGTTGGTGATATAGCTGATTGTTAACAGGTTGTTCGACACAGCAGCGCTCCAGAAAGAGGTTCATGACCAACCCCTTTCCGTTTGCTGCTATCGTCCAGAGGCGCGTTTCTCGCGATCCTGTTGGCGTCGATACTCGCGAAGCTCTTGCACCGACATTTCATCGGGCTTCTTCGCAACCGGCGCTATTCCAGACGAGTCAATCGGCGCAATCGGTGCAGGGGCCTTTGAGACTGGACGCGCTGTGGGTAATGCAACTTCGCTGAGCGTCGGTGTTTCTTCCTTCGCGGGCGCCGGAGCCTCCCACTTCGCCTCCAGTTTGCCGAGCTCAGCAACAGCTTTGCGCGGCGACAGTTTGCGAAGTCGGTCGAGAACATCCGGATTTTTGGCGAGGTGATAGAGGAGTTCGCCGCCCTGATCCGACTCTTGGATGTACTCGGTCACATCCGAATGGACGCGCTCGAGTTCAGTACCCTTGATCGAAGCCAGGACATCTTCGAAGTCGCCATGCTTGGCTTTGGCCTCGTTGAGACGTTTGCCAAACTCACGCTGACGCGCTTCGTGCTCTCGCTCTGCCGCCTCACGCTCGCGCTTTGTCTGCTCATCCCGTAGACGTTGGTCCACGCGATAAGTGACGAGCGCATCCGTGTATTCCGCGACCGTTGCGAAGTCGTCCGGCTTAGGCTCTTTGGGAACCTCAGATTTTGCCGGCGCGGGCCCTGACTTCTGTGCTGCCTCCAGCTGTTGCTGAAGTTGCTCTGCCCGCCGCTCTGCCGCCATCGCTCGCAAAGCTTCTGACCTTGCGAACTCCTCGGCCTCTTTCATCTGCCTGTGCTTCTTGTCGATCTTCTGGCGCACCACCTCAGAAAGATCCTCATCCGCTACTTCCTTTTTCGGAGGCGCAGATGCAGTTTTGCTTTTATCACCCTCATTTTGCTTTGTAAACTTTCCGGCATCATCACGTGCAGGAACTGCGGATGTTTCTTTCGGCGCGGGCGCCGCCACTTCGGCGCCATTGGTTTTTGGCGCGATCGTGGCAGCCGGTTTTGCGGGCTCCGGCGCTTTAAATTCGGGCACCTGCCCCGTCTGCACAAACTGAACGAGGTTCTCACTTGTAACAACTTGACGCATTTACTCGGCGCCCCCTTTGACGCCCTTCGCGATGAGTTTGTCGGCCATCTGCTCTTCGTGCTTGGACTCTTGCTGCGAGTTGAGCAACTGAGCCGCCGCGCCGATCTCGGCCACGTCGCGCGATGTGACCGACTTGACGTCGGTGTCGTAGCGCTTCGTTTCGTCCTGCATCTTGGACTTGTTGTTGTCGCTCTCGATCTTGGCGGCCGTGCGCTTGCTCTCTTCGGCCTGGCGCAACTGTTCCTTGGACATGCCGTATTTGATCTCCAGCGCCTGCTGCTGGATGACCTGTTGCATGTTCTGAACCTGCATCTGCAGCGCGCCGACGATCGCCTGTGCTTGCTTGGGCAATCCTTCGACAGCCTTCTTCATGCCCTCGGGCGTCGATGGCGCCAAGCGATCAGCCACGTCCTGCGCGCCATAGAAATCCATGCCGCGGACGACGAGGTCGGATGCGAGCTCCGAAACCTTCTGGCCCATCGGTGTACCGAGTAATCCGATGAGCGCTTCGGTGCCCTCCTCGCGCTTCGTGCCGTAGTCGGGGCCGGTGTCCATGACGACGTCATAGCGGCCGAGCTCCAAATTGTTCTTCACACGGTAAACGGCGTCGGATTCTTGGCCGTTGATTTCAACCATCTTGGGCACGCCGTCATCACCGATGATCCGCTGCATGCGCTTCGTGTCGTAGTAGTGCGGGATCAGGTCGAGCAGGATGATGCCCGTCCACATGATCGAATACGTCTGGTTGTCGTAATATTGGAAATGCGTGAGATCCTGCATGCCTTGGCGGCGCTGCAGGTATTTGTTCCCACCGATCACCTTGGCCTGGAGCTCGGGATTCTCCGGCTGCATGCCGGCAACCGACATCAGATCCAGTTGCGCCGACTGTGCGGCCTGCGCGAATCCCGCTTCGATCGGCGTCGCGGGCTGACGCATCGGGGGCGGCAACAGATTTCCGTTGGTATCGACGACGGGCTTGTAGACCAACCGCGAGTAGGAGCGCGTGTTGGCATCGTCCCACTCGGGATGACCCTCGTCCTGGCCCTCGGCCATCAACCACGGTGCCTTCGGCGCGAGCGCGTATCGTTCGGTTTCGCTCGAGCGCCAGTAATTGAACATGCGCGCCGGGTCCATCAGATCTTCGACCATGCCCTTGCGGATCACCTGGCCGTTGAGAATCGTCTTGTCCCCTTCGCACCGGATGACCGGAATCCATTTGCCGGGCAGATCACGTTTGTCGACAATCTTTTTGCCGTTGATGCGGAACCATTGCACCTGGCGGCGGGAGGTTGGTCGCGTGACCCATTCAGGCTCTGCCTCGGGATTCAAGCGAGGCTGTAACACAGGCCGGAAGCCCGCGGCGAGCATTGTTTCTTCAGACGGCAGCTTCGACTTGAACCACCCGCGCCCATCGGACATCAACACCAGCGTGTCAGCCACTTCGTGGATGCGGTAATACTCGGCGAGTCGGATCTTGAACTTTGATTCCCAGCGTTGTGCATCCTGATCGCCAGGCGCGGCCGCGTCCCATTCGACGTTTTCCGCGTTCTGGTAACGGCGCTTGTACTCAGCCCGGGCCATCTCTTCGGTGATCAACAGCCACTTGCGATCCTCACCCGCCGGCATGATCGACATGGGATCGTCATAGACCGTGAACGTGTTGGCGACGGGCTTGATCAGCAACTCCTGGTCGAAGCTGTCCGGCGCCACGAAGTCGCCCATGATGCGCCAGTAGCCCCAACCGCCGTCGATCGCCGCCTCGGCGCCCATGTCGTAAGCAACCGATGCATTGGATTGCGTCTCGATGTGGCGGACCAGGCCGGTGATGACTTCGGCGTCTTCGATGCGCGCGCCGCCGCCCGTGGGATGGCACTTAATGCGCGGGCGCTGCTGCCGGAGCTGATTCTTCAACCGGCGACAGAACGTGTTCGTATGATTGATCGTGAGCGTGGGCCGCTTCTCGACGTTCGCACGCTGGTTGTAGATGTCATCCGGCCACTGCTGACCGTTGCGGAAGGCAATCGCCTGCAATGCCCGCTCGCGGTTATCGCCTTCGTTCTCCTCGGCAAGCTTCTGCCGGGCGCACGCTTCCAGGAATATGTCTTCCGCGCTCGTCGCGTCTTTGTCGAGCAAGGTGTCTTTCGGCATTGCGGACATCACAGCACTCCACGCAAGCGCTGCGCCACATGAGCGAGCGTCGCTTGAATCTGTCGTTGAACTTCGGCCCGGCGCGAGTCGCTATCCATCAGGCCGGCTCGGATGCCGGAGACATCTTCGAGTTGCTGAGCGCAGCCCCGGCATAGCTCTTTGATCTCTTCGATCTGACGTAGCGCCTGCCCATAGGGGCCGCGTGCCTTGATTTCTTCGGTCATTTGTTTCGCACCAGCGATAGGAATCGCAGCAGGATTCATCCCATCCACCCTTGTCCACTTCGCCCAGGCATCGACACATG